CTCCTTGGAGAACGGAAGCGGCTTGCCCTTCTCGTCCGTAACACCTTCCCACCCGAGCACCACGGATTCTGCGTACACGTCGAGGAAGAGCTTTTCCGCTACGTCGTCGGGGATCGTCCCGGCGTCGAGTTGGCGCTTGTACGGTCTTACCTTCGTCGTAAGCGCCTTCTGAAAAGCCGCGTTCGCCCCGCCTGCCCGTGCAACCTTGATCTTGAAATCGCCGTAATCAAGGATTATCCCTTCCTTTTCGAGCGTCCTGTCAGTGCGGAATACGCTGTAAGGTCCGCTCACTACGCAACGCCCCTTTCGATCATAAGCGTGCATCCGTTTACCGAGTCATACAGCCCCCTGTAGGTCATGCTCGCCATAATGTCGCTGTCGTTGCCCTGCGCCTGTACCGTGCCCGTCTCGAACTTGAGGTTTGGTATTGTAAAGGTGTACTTTTCTCCCGCCGTGCTGCCAAGAGTGAACGCCAGCGACGTAGCGTCGCCGTCTAGGAACGCCTCGTACAGCTCGATATCCTCGAAGTACGCTTCCAACGAACCGGAAAGCTCGAAGCGCCCAGCGCCGATGCCGAGCGCGTCCACGCTCCCGGCGGCTGTCGGCGCACGGAGGTTGTTCGTCGCGTCGAGGCTCAGACTCGAAACATGTACGCCGGATAGTCCCGCTACGGAGAATCCGGCGAAACCGGAAGCCGCGTCCATGACTTCTCCGGTTGTCGCGTCAAGGTAGGTCGCCCCGGAAATGGCCTCTTCCGCCGCTTCTCCTGACATGCCGAGGAAGTCGAAGGAGCCCTTCACGATTTCTTTTGTTGCGCACGTGAGACTAAATCCGTTCGCCTGCATGCCTTTGAAGCGGAAATAGGCGTTCGGGGAAAGGTCGAGCAGCGTCCGTTCCAGCGTGAAACTCTTCGGCGTGGAGCCGTTTTTCAGCACAGTAGCCATTGCCGCCACGCCCACGGTTATCTGATCCGCCGTGCCGTCGCTCGTCCAGCCCGAACCGACGACGAGTGTAACGGTCTTGAACGTCTTCTGTCCGCTTATCGTGACGCCGGTTGCACCCGGTGTAATGTCTTCGGTAATAGGATTGTCGTTCGCGTCCGTGCCGGTGATAGTAACGACTCCCGCCGTATCCGCGCTTCCCGCGACCGTGCGCGTGACGGTGATTCTTGCCGGAGCCGCCGGTTGAGCTGCTATCGTGTACACGCCGTTTATCATGTCGGTGACAGTTACTATCTTGTCCGGGTCCGCCGCGCTCCCGCCGCTCCACGAGCTTTGGAGAGCGCTTGCAAGTAGATCGTCATAAGTGCCGTAGGAGAGTTCAAATTCCATCCCTCCACCGGCTCCGCCACCCACCTGAATTAAGTCCATCACGTTCCGGTCGGCTCGAAGCTCGCTGGAAACTATGTTTTCCCGCGTCACGTCGAGCGACTCGCCCGTCAAACGGACAATTTGCAGCGCGGGAGTGGTCGGCGTCGTGCCGGGGATACTCTCCACGACATACGCCAGCCGCACCCTGTCGGCGCTTGCTATCGCCATATTCGATTACCTCCTTGTGCTAAATGAGAACGTCCCGCCGGAATGGAATGGAGACGTTGATTTGATGCCAGCCGTCGGCCAGCGAAGTGTTGAGAATTTGCACGGTCGCCGGAGAGAACCGGATTCCGCCGATTACCTGTCCTTGGAAAATCGCCGCAGCATCGTCCGCGAGGTCGCGAGCAGTCGATTCTCCGGAAAGGAGAGGGACAAATACCTGAATCATTACCACACCGACGTACCCGGCGAGATTGCTTCCCGGAGAGCCGATGGAGCGCCACGCGCCTTCGCCATCAAGCACGTTGAATCGCACCCACGGCCCCGACGGAGGGGTGAAATTGACGTTCGGCCATGCTATCGGCGTTTTCGCCTCGTAGACCGCAGGCGGACCCGCGCTTTTCAGCGTCCTCCAGCCTGTGGAGAACGATCCCGCAAGCGCTTCGAAGGTTGATTTACTGTTCATTGAAATGCGCCTCTATCTCAGCGACCGAGATTTCAGCCACGCCGAGCGGAGCCTGTTGAGAGTGCCCGTGTTCAAGCGCCGCCGCGTAGGGGAGGTTGTTCGAGATGTGGATTTGCTTGAGGGCGCGGTATGCCGCGAGAACTATCGAACCTCTCATCATGGAGTCGTTGACCGTGTTTTCCGTTGTCGTCTCGTCCGCGCCGCCGATGCCTACCATCCAATTGGCCCGGAAGCGGCCCGTATCGACCGGGCTTTTCATAGTCACCTTTTTGAGCAGTTCGAGCGCGATCTTGCGGATAAAATTCGGGGCTTGCTCTTTCTCAAGAGACGTTCCCCATCGCGTCAGGTCGATTGAAAACTGCTTCGCGTTCGCCACGTCCTCACCTCCTCAGCTGGAGGTCGTAGTACAGCGCTTCGCCGCCCGGTTGGAACGGCTCCGAGCGGATCACCCGGTACCGCTCCGTCTTCACGTCGACAAAATCTCCGGCGACAGGCGCGGATTCGATGTCCGCCGCGAGCATAAGTTTCACGTCTCCCGCCTGTATCGTCGTGCCGTCCACCAGGTGCGCGGCGTAGGAGAGCAAAAGTCCTTTCCCTTGATAACTTGCTTCCGTCTGCGCCGGAGGGTCCCATGGATTCGTAGGCGTTGCCTGTTGAATACGCACCAAGGCGATCGCAGCCCCGAATTTTCTCAGTGCCGTAGTCGCCTTGTCCGCCTTCGCTTGCCAGTTCATTACGCCCTCACCAGCCGCAGACCACCGCCGGAGAGGCACGGGCGAAGCAGTCCTTCGATCATGTCGTACCGCGTGCCCGCAGGCGCTCCCGCCGCGTAGGTCGTGGAGATGGGGCCTATCGTCTCTTGAATAACCGCCCCCCCGCGCTCCATGTCCGGCATGAGGTCCGTACCCTGGAAGGCTCTCAGAGCGGCCTCGCACGTGGCGTACTTCACGGCGTCCGGAACGCCCTTGATAACGAACCCGTCTTCGTCTATGGCGTCCCAACGCGGCCACGTCAGCGCCTGAGACGCGCCCTGCCGCCGACCTCTGAAACGACCGTTGTACTTCCGGTCTATGAACGCCGTCGCCTTGCGGATCGCCGTTTCACGCGCCGCGATGTTGTCCGCGTCTTCGTCGTCCACCACCCACGCGCTGTTCCCCATGTCGGTGTGGTATCCGTCGCAGTCTTCGAGGGATACATAGGCGTTAGCGTTTGACAGTCCGCTTCCGTCCTCCACTACGAGGCTCATCCAGCGTCACCTCCTCTGGAGGTTCCGTTTCTTCTGCGACTGGTTCCGGCTCTGCGTACAGCTCGTGCTTCGTTCCGTCGAACTCCGACGCGGCAAGCAGCGCCCAGCCGCCTTTGAATTTGATTTTTACGTAGTCCACCATTCCTTCACCGCCTCGATACAAAAAAAGAGAGGGGCGTTAGCCCCTCCCCTTACTGCACGGCCCGAACGGCGAGGTTCGGGTTCAAGACCTGTACACCCCACAGAGCGTCGAGGGCGACTTTGACCGTGGACGTGTTCCCCTCGTACCAGAGACGGCTACGGATGGAGAGATTCGTCACAGGGTCGGCAACGGTAGCGATCTGCGCACCGAGGCGTCCGCCCATATCGCTCAGAGGAGCCATAGCGAGCGCGAAGGCGTGACGATGGAACGCGATGCACTGATTCTTCGTCGCCCCGGTTCCGGAGGGGAGAATCATCGTCACTATCGCGTCCGCAAGCCCGGCCTTTTTGATCGCCGGGTACACTTTCGCCGTGATGCTGTTGGAAGCAACGGTCGCGGCCTCGGTCAAGACGTACTGCTGTTCGTCGCCGGTGATCTTGACGATGTCGCCGACCTTGAAAGTCTGCCCGTCAGTGAGGGACTTGATGACGAACTGCGTATCTCCTACATCGATGTTTGCGTTGAGCGCTCCGGCAGTGTCGGCGGCGGTCCCGGAAAGATGCGCGGGGGTATTCTGGTTCGCGAAGAACTCGAACCCGTAGCGCGTCCCGAGAGTGCCGCGAAGCTGCGTATCGACTCCCACGTTTCCGGCACCGTCCGCAGTAGCGAACGCGGTGAGCGCGAGGAGACCTGCTTCCACGCTGCCGTCAACCATGAAGTGAAGGTCGTTCATCGGCACCTTGTTGTTGAAAAGAGCCTTGCGCACGCCGGTGATGTCCGCTACTACGGGCGTAGAGCTGATAGCCTCTTTCCAGGGGACCTTTGCGTACAGTCCAACAAGGGAGAGGTCGATTGCATCCGCGAGCGCATAAGCCGCAGGCGTGATGTGGTCGGTGATAATTTTTTCTTTTGTGAAGGTCAGCTCTTTGTCGGTCAGTCCGAACTTAACCTCTTTCCACGTGTCGAGCGTGATGCTCACGTTCTCCGGGGTGACCGCCTGAGTGGTGCCGCCGGTCGTGGTATTAACTTCCGTCGCCTCGAAAACCGAGGGACGGGTGATGTTGATTACGCTCCCCTTCTGCTGCGGGTTGGGGTCGTATCCGCGATGGACGCGCCCCGCCATGCCGAGAGCCTTGTTGAGCGCGATGAGCGCTTCCTGTGCGTAGAAAATCGGATCGTAGTTGCCGAGTGTATTACTCATTGAGTGTTACCTCCTGTTTTTTTTGTGTGTGTTATTCCGGGGCAATCTGAAGTTCCTGTCCGGCCTTGGTTGCCGCTTCCCGAGCGGCGCGATACTTCATGGGGTCTCTCGCATCCTCGCGGGAGAGGATGAAAGAACCGGGACGCACACTTCCCCTGTTCGCGGGCGTTCCGCTTCCGGTCGTGCCGGTACCCTCGAAGGCGCGGCTGAAAATCTCCGACTCGCGCATTTCCGAGACGAAATCCTTGATGCCGAGAAATTCACCTTTCGCGTTCATCCTGGGAGAGCCGTCGGTCCCGATGACGCGGACCTGATACTTGCCGTCCTCTTCAATGACCTTGACGGCGCTCTTGACGTGGGGAAGGAGTAGCTGCGGGATTCCCTTCGCCGCCGCTATCGCTTCCGTAGCAGCCGCGTCCACGAGGTACGATTCCAGCGTGCCCTTCATCTTCTGTACGGCCTCGTCGCGGGCGCTGAGTTCCTTCTTGTGGCTTTCGAGGAGTTGAGCCTTGAGCTTTTCCCACTCCCCTTTCTGCTCCAACTTGCTCTTTTCAGACTCCTCTTGAGCCTTTACCAGCTCCGCTATTTCCTCCGGGCTTTTCCCAAGCCCCTGATACTGCTTGACGGCCTTTTCGTAATCACTGCGCGCCTTGCGCTCCTTTTCGAGAGCGCTCTTCAGCCCGCTCGTGTCCTCGATGCCGTCCACTCCAAGGACGAACGCGCCGTCCTTCTCCTCGTACAGCCCCTTGATTCCCTCGTCGAGGCTCTTGTGTTCGTCCGCAGTCAATCTCAGTTTCAACGCCATGTGAAAACACCCTCCCGGTGTGGTAAAAGCTCTTCCGCATCTCACGGAAGGCAACAAAAAAGCCGCCTCCGAAGAGACGGCCTGATTTGTGGTGATTAAAAGCCTGTCCACGAGTCACAAACGAACTTGCGGCTCGTGGAGCAGGCATAAAAAAGGCCGCCTCTGGGGAGACGGCCACAACCCGGCGTCAAGGTAGCGATTGCCCGGCGCGGGGTTAGACTTATGCCGATTCGTATATATCCTTGAATTCATCAGGGCTGCAAGGAACAATCATGTCGTTCTCATACTTGATGACGAAGTCTCCGGGGTTGACTTGGATCGCGCCTCCGAAGCAATCAATGAACATGTGGCGTTGCCCATCATTTCTTACACCGAAGAAGACTATACTTTCCTTGATAGCATCAGCGAACCACTCCGGATCTTCGATCTGATCCGTACCGCCGGTCCACTGAAACGCTTCCACGACTATCGGCTTCTTTCTGTAAAGAGCCATGCGTCCTCCTTGTTTATATCGATTTCCTCAACTGTTCCAGCGTCAACGGGTTCCCGCGCTGGTCCACCATGTCGCGCACACTTATCTTTCCCTGCCTCCATAGTTCGGCGCGCCCTTTCCCGAACACTTCATCGGCGTATTTGTCAGGCTTGCCGGAGATCCACTTCTCGAACGTCTGACTTTCCGGCACTTGCCCGTCGATACTTGCCCGCGTGGATTCCGGGAACTCGCCAATCGGAATGCCCATTTCGCGGAAGGATTTTGTAACAGGACACAGCGTACTCCGGCACCCCCAATGAATCGGAGGCATATCAAAAGATATATTATGCCCTATCGGATTGCCGTTGATGTCCCATACTAGCCCATCTCTAGCAACACATTCGACAGTTGTGCGTAAATCCAAGGTGCTCACCCACTGCAAGCCCTCGATTATGTCCGCATTGTCTTTGTACACGCGCATCCGCGCATCGTTGGCGACTGCCTGAACGCTCGTTCGGATCGTCGCTTCGGCCCCGCGTCGCGTGCCCTTCCGCAGATCGAAGTACGGATTCCCGTCTTCATCAAGCCCTCCGGTGAGCCGCTTCATCAGTTGGTCAAGCGTCTCTCCCCGCGTCCAGCCCTGCCGCATCTGGTCCTTGAAGTTGTTGAGCAGCTTCTCGGACTGCCTCGACCACCACTCCGAGGACGGAGCGCCTTCAATGAGCACGTCCGAAGCGATAGCAGCAAGTTGCTCCGCCGTCGCGGGCGTCATGGTCAGAAACTTGACGCCGAGCGACTTGTTGAGCATGCTCACGGCCCACTCGCCTTCGATCTCCGCGAGCGACTTCAAGCCCGTTTCCGTGCGCTTGCCTATCCCCTCGTAGCTCGTTGCGATGGTTGAGCGCACCTGCTTGAAAAGCAGTTCGAGCCGTCGCCTCTGGTAGCGCGTCCGGCCCGTGGTGATATCGCTGTCTTGCAGGTCGTTCCGCAGTTGTCCGAAGAGTCGGTTCAACATCCGGAATATCGACTGTTTTTCATGCTCCGAATAGCGAGCCAACGAAATAGCGTGACGGCGTATCTCGTCCGCTATCCGATCATTGACCGACCTCATAGCCCGGCCCTTCCATCGCTAAAAGCTCCTGCTCGCCCTCCACGTCGAAGTCATCCGGAAGGAAGTCGCGGCGTTTGAGTTCGGAAAGCAGCGTCCTCGAAGTGATCTCTCCTGCGGTACGGAGCGCAATCAACGCCTGCGCTTCTGTCGCCGCGTCCCTCGGAAGGACGAACTGTCCGCGAAGCTCGATACTCCCGCCGTCGGGAAGCCCTACCCACTCCGCCATGAGCTTCAAGGCGTTTTCGAGGCTGTCTTTGAGGGCGAAGGACATGCGCTGAAGGTCGCTTGTGCTTTCCGCATATTTGATTTGTGAGTCTGTCGCCGTCACGTCCCCGTCCGCACGTGGCATGAGTGATTGAATACCCTCCGTCGCCATGTCCGCCTTGAGGTCTTCGAGCTTCTGACGGCCCGTGTTGATCGCCGTACCGGAGTGCTCGACGTAGTAAAACCTACCATGGGGATCGAAGGTTGCCAGAACACGATTTGGACCGACTTTAATCAGCGGATCGCGGTCCTGATCGTACCCGGATGCGGCCAGTATCGGGAAACACGCGACTTGAAGCGCGTTGGAAAGGTCGCTGTCGATCTGGTAATGCTGTACGTTCTTGTACGCGAGGTCAAGCAGCGGCGGCGATCCGTGCCACGTTCCCACTTTCAGCCCGTACACCGGGACGAGCGGTACTCTGCCGATGCTCATTGTTCCCTCTTCGACAATGGTATATTCGCCGTCCTTCGTCTCCTGATAGAGCGCGTACCCGCCGGGATAGAGCACCCTCACGCGCTTGACGGTCTTCTCTCCAAACTCGCCGTCAGGCTCGATACTCTCCTCCAGTAGCCGCGCCATTTGAATATCTCTCCCGCGCACCGTCCGCACCCCGAGGATGGATTCAACCGGAACCATCGTCATGTAAGGCCGCGCCCCGGAAGCGCGTTCCTCCGCCAGCGACGCGCCCGGAGTCTGTCTCGGGAAGTCCACGAGGATTCCCGTCAACCCCACCCCGAGAGCTTCCCGGAACACCTCTGCGGCGAAGGCGTTGAAGTGCGTGCCTTGGAGGTCTATGTCCTCGCACCATTCGACAAGCTGCGGCGGCACGTCGTCCTGTAGAGCCAGCGGCTTACTGAACGCCTTGCCGACAAGGTGCCGTATCGTCTGCGCGTAGTAGTTGGTCAGCACCGCTCGTTGGAGACGTATTTTGTAATCCGGAATCGGCTCCGCCGGGTATCGTGGCAAGAACGTCTCACCCGCCGCCCGCATGGTCTTTGTCCCGCCCAAAAGAGCGCGGCAGAACGGCCAGTCCTCGCGCATGGTGTTGTGCGCAAGGCTCGTTTGCATTACTTCATTCAGCTAAATCACCTCCCCTGAGAAGGAACCTATTGACATTGGTCGTCGCGGATTGCGCACAAGTTTTGAGATGGCGTATCTCAGCGCGTCTATCACGTGGTTGTGAGCGTCCACTATCACCGGCAGCACTTCCCCCGTCCGAGTATCGACCTTGTATTTGTACAGCCGCGCTTCCTCTGCGGCGTGCTTGCATCGCTCGTGAATGACGATGCGCTCGAACGACCGCAGGAAGGCTATGCCGTCCTCGACCGAACCGCTCCACTTCTCGGCGGCTGAGATGTTGAACCCGGCCCGGCGCATGTAGCTGATCGTCTCCGGACGTGCTGAGTCGGCGTATATCGGCCACTTCCGCGACTCCGGTACCTTGTCGAAGAGCGCGGGGGTCTTGTCGATGTCGCAGCCGATGGAGTAGGCTTCATGGTCGATGTATAGCGTGCGGTCGATTACAAAACAGCGGATTAAGACCGTCGGGTCTTGCGAAAATCCCCAATCCGCGCCGAAGTAGAAGCGGTCGACCGGCGGCGTCTCGAACGGCCTGACCTCCACCTTCCCGCGCAAGATAACCGCGTCGGAGATTGTTCGAGTCTCGCCCTCCCAGACATGCGCGTATGCGTCCGGGTCGACGCGCTGCAGGTACTCCATCTCGTCGCGCAGCACCTGCGGAAAGTGCGGATTGTCGCGCCATGAAACCTTGCGCACCACGCTGTTCGGCGGCGGATTGAGAACAAACTTGCGGTAGGTCGGATCGTCGTCATCCTGCGGGTTGAAAGTCATCCAGATTTCGGAGTCTGCCTGTCGAATCGTCGGAACGAGCACCGCCCACGACTCCTCCGAGACGCTTTGCGCCTCCTCAATCCAGCAATAATCGACGCCTTCCGTTGATTTGATCTCCTGTACGTTGTGGCGAAGGCCCTTGAAGATGAACTCGGTCCCGTTCAAGCCGATAATCCGCGTCTTCTGCACCTCGTAGTACGGCGCAAGGCCGAGCGCGTCTATCTGCTCGCTCAACAGCTTGTGCACGGAGTCGGCGATGGAGGTTTGAAACTCGCGGGCGCACAGGACGCGCACCTTGCCTTCAAGCCCTTTGATCAAGAGCGCGCGGGCGACCATCCAAGACTTCCCGCCGCCGCGTCCGCCATAGTAGACCTTGTAGCGTGCGGGACGGAAGAGGTCTTCGAAGGCTGATGGGAACTTAATCTGTCGATTCTTCCTCGTCCGGTTCATCGTCGAACACCACCTGAATGACCGGAATGAGCGGAGCGCCTTCCGCTCCGGTGATCTCGTGGCGGTCTGTCTCTCTCCATCCGGCGCGGGTCTTGAGCCAGAACATACAGGAACGGGAATCGCCTTCGATTGCGAGTTTGTAGAGAGTCTTCGCGACGGCGCTGTTCGCCTTGATCGCTCCGGTATCCAGCTCTTCGCGGTAGTTCTTGTACAGCGTCTTTTTAGTTATGCCTATGTAGGTGGCTATATCATCGTGCTTGGTCCCGAACCCGGCCAGCGCCAGCACTTCGGCGCGGGTCTTCTCAGTCGGGATATGCGGCGCTTTTGGCATGGGTTGTCACCTCGCTTTCTTCGAGAATCGCCTTTTTGCCTGTAAAGTCTTCCCAACGCTTGACGATTACGTCGCAGTATTTCGGAGCTATCTCTATCGAGTGGCACACGCGCCCTGTCATTTCGGCGGCAATGATGGTTGTTCCACTGCCACAAAACGGATCATAGACAGCCTGTCCTGGGTTGCTGTTGTTTTCAATCGGGCGCTTCATGCACTCAACCGGTTTCTGGGTGCCATGCCCAACTCCAGCATCGTCTCGCGCGGGTATATTCCAGACAGTACTTTGCTTCCGCCCACCTTCATAGTGTCCAGTTTTCCCTTCGCGCACCACATACCACGCTGGTTCATGCTGCCAGTGATAGTCGCCGCGCCCGAGGGTAAACCTGTCTTTTACCCAAATTATCATAGATCGGCGCTTGAAGCCGCACGCCTCAAGGCTGTCAAGGACCTCGCGGGTAAAAAGCGATGCATGCCAAACATACGCGACATCCCCAGGGAAAAGTGCCCACGCTTCACGCCAGTCCGCACGGTCATCATTTTCAACTTTGCCCATTTTATTTTTATTTTTATTAAGCCCCGCCTCAGCCCTCCATGTGGGGTCGTACTGCACTCCATAAGGGGGGTCAGTGACCATCAAGTGCGGCTCAACGCCATTCAAACACTTGGCGACAACATCCGCGTCCGTCCCGTCACCGCACACCAGACGATGTTTCCCAAGAACCCACACGTCTCCCGGTTTAGTCACGGGGTCTTCTGGCAGTTCTGGCACCTCGTCGGGGTCGGTAAGTCCCTCTGAAGGCTCAGCAAGCAGGGAATCAATCTCCACATCGTCGAACCCAGTCAACTCCAAGTCGAACCCCATATCGCCCAACTCGCGCAACTCCAGCCGGAGCAGGTCTTCATCCCACCCGGCGTTGAGCGCCATTTTATTATCCGCGAGAATGTACGCCTTGCGCTGCGTCTCCGTCAGGTGGTCGTGGAGTACGCACGGCACTTCCTCAAGCCCCAACTTCCGGGCGGCCAGCACGCGCCCATGTCCGGCAATGATATTATTCTCCGCATCAATCAAGACCGGATTCATCCAGCCGAACTCCCTGATGCTCGCGGCAATCTGCGCAACCTGTGAGTCGCTATGCGTCCGGGCATTTTTCGCGTATGGAATAAGTTCATCTATTGGCTTTTTAACCACGTTCAAAGCGTCACCTTCTTTATAGCGTGGAATTTGTTACACAATAATCAGCGGGAGCGGACCGTCATCCCCGAAGAGTGGTTGAATGGTCGTCGCCCCCGCGTTTGTGCAACGTGTTGCACGATACCCATAATACATAAGTTTTACCTATGTTTGTATCAGGAATAGTATCAGAAATCGTTAAACATACCTAAGAAGCGAGCGCCTGTCAGTATGAGTTCTTTCCTCATTCTGTTCCGCGTCGGCGTTGAGATTGCAAGCCCTTCCTCGACCATAGGCCAGCCCACGCGCTGTTTGTACCTCAGCTCGAAGAATTTGACCATCTCAGGTTTGAACTCTTGGAAGTATGAGAGGAGTTGCGTTATCGGTTCGGTGTGAAGCCTGTGCCGTGCTATCTGCTCGTCGAAGAACTCTTGTTGTTCTATCCACATCTCAATCGGAGAGCTTACCCTGTTTCCTGTATCCACCCTCTCCGCGAAGTCGGAAGAGGAGCGCACCACCGAGAGGTTTTTTCGCCGCTGCTCAAGGTTCTCGATCTGATGCAGCCTGTAGGAGTAGTCTCTAAATTCCTTTTCCACCATCGCAAAGAGGTTGTCTCTCACTGTCGTCTACACCCCCGTACTCCCGAAGCCCGCCGCCCCGCGCACGGTCTCGGAGAGGTCGTCGCACTCCTTGAAGCAGGCGCGAATCACCGGCGCAAGTATCCCCTGACAGATCGCCTTGCCCTCGTAAATAGTCATGTCGCTATTGCTCCGGTTGTGGACGATTGCGGAGACTTCACCGCGATAGGAGCTGCCCACGGTGCCGGTGATGACGAGCGCCGGAGTATCCCGACTGACTCCACTCCGAGGGCGAATCTGGATTTCAAGCCCTTCGGGGATTTCAAACGCCCATCCGAGGGAGACGGCCCGCGTCTCATGCGGAGGTATTTCTACCGTCTCGCAGGCGGTCAGATCGAAGCCGGTGTCTCCT